CATACTTAGATCAGCACTGTAGACATGTCTATGAGTTCTGTAATCTCTGGGTTGAACTAGGAAACCCATCCGATAAATCTATAGAGGATGCTTTCCAAGATTATTTACTATCTAATTTAGAAAACTCTTATGCAAAAAGTAATTAATGTACTCGCTGTTACGTCTTTCGTTGTATCTGGTGCCGTTGTTGGTAGTGGTATATACGTATATTTCAACAGAGCGTCCATACTTGATGGAATTAAATCAAAAGTTATGGACAGTGTTACGGGACAACTTCCCGGTGCTCTAGGCAGTATCGTTCCTGATATGATGCCTGATGCCACAGGACCAGTTTTACCTACCCCTCCTACTGTTAGATAATTTCCTATATACCATATAGATTACTATTTGGTATGGAAAAGAAAGAAGTAAAACAAGAAGAACCTAAGAAAAAAGGGTTCCTCGGAAAAATGAAAGAAGGTGCTGAAGATCACGAGGACCAACTCGCGATCCTTGGCACTTTTGTTCGTTTGGGTATTTTGATTTGGTCCGGAGGAATTTTAACATTAGCGTATGTTAAATTGCCACCTTCATTGAATATACCAGAACAGAAACTCGATCCAACCTTCATAGCTTCGGTCTTTACTGGGGTCCTAGCAACATTTGGGGCACAGGTTGGGAGTAAAAAGAATGGTGGTGCTGCTGCCGGTGCTAATATAAGTAAGAAAGATATGGAATACCTTATCGAGAAAGCATCACAGACTGCTCCTGCACAAGTGGTTCGTATCGAACAAGGACCTGTCAAGATTGTCCCTGATAATAAGTAATCATGAAAGGTAAAATTTTTGCTGGTGCACTCGGAGGAGTGGTGGGTTTGGCACACATAGGATTCATGGCAACATATCTTAGTAAAGATAAGTTACCATCATTTGATTTACCTGTTGGTCCATATACATCCTATGTCATAGAGGCAGATAAAGAACAATATAAAATTAGTTACAAAGCAGATGACCCTGCTAAGTTTTATATCACTACTGACATCAAGAAGAAGTCAGGTTTCTTAGGACTAGGTAATGATAAGACGACAATTGTTGAAGAGGTTACATCTACCAGTATTGATAGAGGTTTACAATCCAATCCAGTTACAGGACAAGCAAACGAAATGACTGCCGAGCAGATAGCATGCATCAAGGCAGAAGGAAGTGGTGAGAATACAGGTAGACTTGTGGGATCGAGTGTAGGTGCATCAGTAGCACCAACGGTATCTCAGATTCCAATCATAGGTTGGGTTGCAGCAGGATGGGTCACTATGTTTGGTGGCAATAAAGGTGCAGATATAGGTGGCACAATGTCTAAGTCAATGAACGGGTGTTGAGTCCATAACATAGATGGTTTTATAATAGTATCGGATTATAATATAGTTTGTAGTACATAATACTAACACATGCATCACTATTCAGTGGAGTATCATGACAATGTGAATACTCACCTTGAAGTAGGAACCTATGCAAACGATGCTTTTGAAGCAGCATCAAACGTGAAAGAGGATGTTCCATACCTTAGAGAGCACCCTAATCATGTCGATAAAATTATTATTATGAAACAGTAATTCCAGTGAATAATTAATGGCAACAATTACACTCAAGACACCAGAAGGTGCAACAGAAACATTTGAATGTGACGAAGATGCTTACATCTTAGATGCACTCGAAGAAGCAGGTATTGACCACCCTTCATCCTGTAGAGCAGGTGCATGTTCATCATGTGCTATGAAGATAGAAGAAGGCACTGTCAATCAAGAAGAACAGTCATTTTTAGATGACGAACAAATGGATGATGGTTTTGTACTCACATGTGTCGCTTATCCAACATCTGATGTAACCTTACTAACGGAGCAGGAAGAGAATTTGGTATAATAAGTATAAATACTTATATGAAACAATTCAATACTTTCGTCCTTGATACAACGATTAGTATCTTGGACTACCTATACAAAGGTAGAGATTATCAAAGATTTTGGGTGCTTGAGGTGATTGCTCGTGCACCCTATTTTTCTTTTATATCGGTGTTACATCTCCGTGAGTCACTTGGATTACGGGATAAGGAACATATATATTTGATGAAGGAACATTTCTATCAGGCACTCAATGAAACAGAACATTTGGAAGAGATGGAGACTCGTGGAGGCAATGAGTTTTGGATCGACAGATTCTTCGCTAAACACTTGGTTCTTCTTTATTATTGGATTATGGTTGTTTACTACCTCATTGATCCAGTAAACGCTTACGACATCAACATGAAGATTGAGATGCATGCATACGAGACTTACACAAAGTATAGCGTGTGGCATCCAGAGGATACAAAGATAGCAGAGATTGCACAGGATGAGTTAGAACACTCTAAAGAACTACATAAAGCAATGCTAATGAACATATGAGATACCACATCTATTGGAATCATAAAATACTATTGAAAGATTTAGATGAAGAAGAGTTTAAAAATATATGGGGTAAGATGCATTGGGTATATAATGACGAATTGAATTACGTAGAGGTAGGAGAACCAATACTAGAGGAGCATTCTTGCTGATGGTGGTTTGGGGTGTCATTTGGATGCTTGCCATACTTATAGTAATTGTCTCTTGGTACATCTACTATATACTACGCATGTCGTTTAAAGAGATGGATGAATGACCTAACAATATTCATATTTGGTCTAAGTTTTGCAGCAATTGTAGGTGCAACTTTCGCATTCATGTGGAGAATGACAGGTGCTGTATTAGAGGACGTAAAAAAACCACCACGAATAATACATCCTGAGATGAAGGACGTAGAAAATGGTGAAGAACTTTTAGTATTCAAGGTGAAAGATGTCGATTCCACAGATCACGATTCCTAAGTCGGGAGTTGAAGAAGTTATAATACCAAACATATGGGGTGCCGATCATACTATTTTGCACCCACAGATACCTTATGTCCCTGTGATGGTAGACATAGGTAAACCTATAGTTGATATGCCAGGTTGTGTAGAGGCACATGAACTCAATAAAACAGGTGAAGGTGGTACTAAGAATAAACAATTAGCAAAAGACGATGATACTATAACAATCTGTGATGCTGGTATGCCATCTTTTGATGCCATGGACTATACACCAGAACAACTTATAATACAAAGAGAAATACCACCTCCAAAGGTTGATCCACCACCAGATATAGATCCACCAGAGATTCCTGATACAGGTGATGTTGTGCCAAAGACTGAATGTCCTGGTCCTAATCAGTTGAGAGTTGGTGATCTCACACAGTCTGGTGATGAAAGAGTTGTTGGACATGAACTACAGGGCACCACCTGTGTGACATTGTATGAACCAACTACAGTGGTAGAGAAATTTTTACCATCTACAAATCAAGCCACGACTACAGCAGCAATAGCCATAGTGGCCACAGCATCTGCTGCAGCAACACCACTCTTGCTACGACTTATAAAACCTGCCATCAAAAAACTCACGACCACTGTCCAAAAGAAACTTGGAAAGCATCGTGAGTTGTCTAAGTCTGAGATACAAACTAACGCTTATCGTGCTAAGAAGGGTCTCCCTCCACTAAAGGTGAAGAAAAAATGAATCCAATAATCAATTTACTCAAGGATAAAAAATCAAATAAAAATCCATCCACTCCAATACTACCAAAAGATGTTGGGTGGATTGAAAAAAAATTGAATAAATCTGAGTTAGATTTTATTTGGTATTGTATAGAAAATAAATCAAATCATAATGATATCCAATATAAACTGGCAGGTAATATTACTGCGAGTTATGAACTTAAGGATCATAAAAATTTATTTTGGACTTCGGTTGTGAATCCGCTTATAAAAGATTTTGAAGACTATTACCTTCAAAAATCTGAAGGAAAACTAAGATTAGATAAGTTGTGGGTCAATTATCAGAAACAAACTGAGTTCAATCCCATTCATATTCACACGGGAGTTTATAGTTTTGTCATATGGTTGAAGATACCAACCCATCACGAGCATCAAAGAAAACTCCCCATTGCAAGTCCATCAAATTCTGAAACAATATCAAATTTTCAATTTACTTACACTGATCTTCTTGGTAAGATAAGATCTTACAATTATAATATGAGTCCAGAAGCGGAGGGTACTATGTTATTGTTCCCAGCTACATTATCTCATCAAGTATATCCTTTTTATAATTGTGATGACACAAGGATAAGTGTGTCAGGAAATGTTAGTTATTGCCAATAGATATTTCTTTTAGATCACTAGCATTACCATTAGGTATGACCTTGATTTCATGCTTATGCTGACCTACCACGCCAGGTGGATTTACTAATACAACATCAGCACAAGTCTTATAATAAGGTGACTTGGGATGGAACATAATTCCAGCCTGCATTAGTTCGCCACAATTCTTGAGTCTTGCTATTTCAAAATCTAATCTTTTATTTGCTGTTGCTTGGTTGACATTATTGATTACTGCTTGTGCTGCTTCTTTACACTGTGCTTGAAGTGATTTGTCTAGGGGGAAAGAGAATGTTGCAGAGAATCCTAGATTTATATTTTGCGTTGCCTTCTGCCCTGTGCGAGTAGGGATATAATAGAGGATCTCACCAGGAGCATCAGGGATACCGTCATCATTATTATCAGCGTTATTATATACAGGGTCATTATACCATGGTT